TCATCGTCAAGATCTTGTGGTGTAATAGTTGTACCACGCTCATATGCTTTAACAGTGATCTCAGGTTCTTTAATGATTTTAACTGAGTCACCCATTGCAGCGATTTCTCCGAAATAATCAGAGTTGGTGATTGCTTCACAGACAGATGCTTTGCGGAAAGCAAGTTGCACCTGTTTGCTATAAATTACTGGTGAGAAGTTACCGTTGGGTAAATTGCCGTAACCAGCAGCGGATGTAAATGCCATTTTAATTTCTCCTAGCATTAAATCACAGATGCAAACGACTAATGACTTATACAGAGGCTAATACTACTAGGGTGCGCTATATAGAAAGTTGGCCTACCTTCTAGTGTAACGGGCCATGAGACATTAGGTTGTCCGAAAGCTTAATTGTGTTTGCGGATAGTTTAGTTAATTGGCAGTATGGGTAACTGTAGTTAATACCTAACAGGGCCATACTACCGATTGTACATATAGTTATATCATAAATATATTATATGTCAATAGCTTTATCTGGCAGAACCAGACATATCGTAAACAAATTTACCTGTACGAATAGCTTCCATAATTTGGTCAGATGCTTTTTCGTATTGTTGAGGTGACATCTTAGCTACTTGTGATTCTTTAAATGTTGTAGATGAATCATATTCTTCAGGTTGGCTACGATTATTACGACTGTTTACAGAACGTGCAGCATCTTTAGTGCTTGCAGGTTTTTTTGTTTTAATGTTCTTGTCTGCTTTATACAGATCAATTGCACGACTAGCTGAACGAGCGTCACTGTCATTCTCATACAGCGCATCTTGTACCCACTTAGGTTGTTCGTCAGCCCATTCATGAAACTCGTCACTGTCACGAATTTCACCAAAGTCTGGGTGTGCCTTCATTAATTCAGCTTCTGCTTTTTCACGAGATGCTGTAGCTCTCATCTCATCAATTTCTTTTACACGATCTTCTAAACCTGCAGACTGTTCACGTGCCTTTTTAATTGCGATTGTTTCTACAATAGCCGCTACGTCTGGATATTTATTTGCCCATGCTTCAATGTCATCATCCGACTTAGGCAGTTTAATTTCTTTTTGTGTTACTTCTTTTAACTGACCTTCAAGCTGTTTAAACTTATCTTCCCAAGACTTTTCTTTATCTTGCATGTGTCTACGAAGATCACCGTAACGTTTTTTAAAACTTCTTTCTTCTGCATTAGCAGGTTCTGTTTCCTGTGTACTTTCTACAGATTCACCATTTTGTTCTGCAATAAGTTGTTCTAACTCTTCTTCTTCTTTTTTACGTTTGTCTTCATTATTATATTTACGATTAGCAAATGCAACTTTCTTTTCTGTTTGCATTTCTTCTGCCATAATATCATTAGCCATTATATTTTCCTTACTGGGGCCACCGTAGCCATGTTGGATGGGGGATGAGTAGCCAGCGTATCTAGCAATTTAACGTGTTGCTAGTCCACGTTTTTTTACAACTTGAGAGCGTACAGCTTTACGGGGATCTGCAATACTATTAATACCAGTAGCTAAAGATTTTGATAGCTCTGGCCCAATAATTTTTCCTATAGTTAATAGTGCAGGAGATCCATATAAACTTTTTATATGATTAGTTTCTTCTTTTTCTAAATTAGCTAAACGCATTATTACATCATTTTTATACTGTTGAAATTCAGAAAGAGGTTGTTTTGGTTTTTTTAACATTACTATGTCCTTTTAATATCTACAAGTTTTCCTCGTAGAGCTTTATAAATACCGATTGTGTACGAAGGAATATAATAAAATAACTTACCCACAATAGCTTGCAAACTTTTTTTATTGTAAACTGTAGCGTAATAAAAACCATTTGACAACCATTGAATTATTTTATTATCAACATGTGGAGCAATAACATTTTTACCAAACGTAACGTAGCCATTTCTCCATAATTTAGTATCTAATTTATTTTCTGGTTTAGCTTGCATACACCATTTTATAAGTTTTATTTTCTTTGTTGTAGTCCAATAGCCTTTTTCAGTTAACGCTGTAGCTACATAACAAGAGTAACTACTAGTAGATCCACCCCCACTATCATCACTATCATTACCGCCATCATTAGTGCGAGCACTATCACGTTCTGATACAAGGTCATTTAATTCAGATGTCCATTCACCGCCAGAATCTTTTAACGCTTTATTAATATCTGCTTGAACTTGTGTCTCAGTACGACCAGATGAAGCAATGTTACTATCTTTATTAGTGTCGTTTGTTTTAGTAGTTGTACTTGTGGTAGGTCTAGATTTAGGGCGTATAGAAGTATCGGGTGCAGATGTTTTTGTAGACGCCGTAGGAGTAGATGTTCTACCTGCTTCACCCATATCCATAGTTGCATAAGAAGGTGCAGGTGCGGGTGCTGCTTTAGCTGTTGGTTCACGATAGTCAGCATAATCTTGTCGTACTGTAGGTATCTGATCACGTCCTCGTGGATCATCAGTAATAGCAGGTTTAGCTACATTAGTAGGTACGTAACCTCTATCTGTAGATACCTTACTAGAAGGTTTAACTGGTGTTGGTGTAGAAGGTGTAGTAAATAGTGGAGCATCATCATAACCAGTTACTACTGGTGCACTTGGCGATACAACAGGTGGCATTAAACTTTGCATCTGATCATCCGTATCACCATATCTTAGTTTGTAGGCATCGGTTTGTTGTATATCTTCTGCTATTAAACTAGGGGCTTGTTGAGTTAGTGCGTCACCAAAAGAACTAGCACCTACAGGTGTTGTAGGTTGAGGTGCAGGAGTAGTTACAGGTGTAGGTGCAGGATACTGAAAAGGCACACCTGCTGATTCTAGTAAACGAGGATCTGCTTTAACTTCATCGTAACTACTTACTGGTGGTACAGGTAAACTTGGAGTAAATACTAGCTCATCTACAGCAGGAGGAGTTCCACCTAAAGGATCTCCTAATGGAGCACCAAATTGAGCCTCTGCTGCTGCTGGACCCGATACAGTAGCAGGTGTAGCTGTAGGTTTTGGTTTAGGAATTAATTCATCTACTAATGGAGCACCAAAACCACCTTCTTGAGTTACAGTAGGTTCAGATACAGGAGCAGGGGCTTGTTCAACTATACTATCTTCTAGTTCAGTTACTTTACTAGCAGTAGTAACTGCTGTTTCTTTTTGTTCATTTGATAAATTAAATAAATCAGATACTGTAGTAGCTAAACTAGACAAAGCAGAACTTATACCTGTATTTTTTTCTGTTAAATCTTTTTTAATAGCCTCTAATGCAGCTACCTGACCTGCCATATCTGTTTTTCTAGCTTGTGCAATTTTGGCATCAATATCTTTTAGTATTTCTTTTTTGTCTCTAGAAACGCCATACATTACTAGTGGTCCTAAACCAAATGCAGCGGCTACACCTGTTACAACCGTAGATGTTCCATTTGTGTATTTAGTAGCCTCATCAATCCACATCTGTAAAGCCTTGCCATCTTTACCTGATGTATCCATATCCCAACTGCCAGCTTTTTGAAAAGCACTTTGAGGTACTGGTGCAGGTCCATCATCATCTCTATCATTACCAGTAGCTTTATTAATAGCTGTAGACACTTCAGTAGCAATAGCATCAGCTTGACCTTCAGGACTTGTAGGATCGGCAGTGTCTGTGCTTGCGTCATACAAAGTATAACCAGAAGGAATTGGGTATATAGGATTACCGCCCACAAAAGGAATCAAAAGACTTGCTCCTTGAGCATTGCGATACTGTTTAAACTCTACAGCATTTTTACCCATAAGTTGTTTAAAACTTACCTGTTTTCTTTCAGGTTGCTGTACTTCAGGTGTAAGTCTACGAGGTGCAGCAGTTTGTTCAACGCCACCTACAACCGCCCCACCTTCTGCCATTTCTTTAGGCGCTTCACCAGCTACAATAACAAGATCAGGTGAATCCATAGGCATATCGTCAGGTACGGTAGCCTCATCGCTATTTCCCATTTGACCCATCTCTTCCATACGTTTTAATCCTACTTTTGCCTTTTGTCGTAACTGCATAAGTTTATCTAGGCCAATGTATCTTACTACATCTTCAGGAAATACAAACTCACCTTCACTTACCATAGCAGGTATATCGTCACGAACACCTTTACGTGTTCCACCAACAGGAACTTCATTACCAGATTCTTTATCTACCATGCCGCCCTCATCTTTAAGACCGCCATCTTCAAAAAGTTCCATTTGATCTTTCATTGGGGTTCCACCTTTGTTAAATTTTAAATTATCGCTACGTGCTTTTGCAGCTTTTTCTGCATCTTCTCTATTTTTGTGAGAACTAGTAGGTTCAATAATTTCAGCGTCTAGCATAAGTTTTAACGTATCATCATCGTATCTACGTCCATCATGTATACTAGGTACATTTATCCACTTACCTTTATATTTAAATGTAGTAGATTTTTCAGACACATTCTCACCTTCAGGAGTTACATATACATCCCTACCTGCCTGTGTTTGTTTTCCTGTTTTAGTGCCTACTTTATCCGTCATGCTTTAGTACTTCATCCCTAAGTAATTTTAATCTACGTAACTGATATATAGCGCCCTGTGACCTATACATAACTTTATCGTTATCTGATTGTTCCATAGAACGATGTTGCTGTGCTATCAGTTCGTCTAAGTAATTACTGAACTGTTCCCACTGCTGGTGGTTGCTGACCAGCCCCTTGAGCTTGTTGAGGTGCTCCTTGTTCATTGCCACTGAATCCTTGTTCTTGAGGGGTTGGTGCTTGACCTGTACCTATTGTACCGCCACCTGCACCCGTTGGATCTGCTGGATTAGCACCTGCTGGTGCTGGCTGTTCTTGCTGAAAGCCTTTCATTAGCTCTGCTTGAATAGCCGCTTCATCCATATTGTTAGTTACTTTATCTGGATCTAACTCTAAAGACTTTGCAATCTCACGAATAATATACTGAAACTTAGCAAAGGGTGCAAGTGCAGGACTAGAGGAAATTTGCATAAACTGCATAAGACGTTGACTGCGTACTTCATTAGCCATAAGACTTTCAGTACCACGTGCCTTAACTTCTAGATCACCTTTGATTGTTGGATCAAAGTCAAACTGCATGTTAAATCTAAATAGACCTTCGCCTAGTGGACGCAGTAAGTAATCATCTACGTTTTTAATTACATTCTTTATACCGCCTTGTGCGGCACCCATAAGCATAGAAATGCCAGAAGCAGTACGACCCACGCCACTGACCCCTGTTTGACCATGAGCGAAAGATGGAAAGCCAGTTGACTCATCTGCAAGTACCCTTGCTTTATCAAATAACTGCAAGTTTTCTGCAGCAACATTTGGAAACTTAGTACCAAAGATAGCTTGCCCCGGTGCTCCACCTTGGCGTCTAAATACTTTGCCGGGATATACTGATAGGTCTTGACCCGGCACTAAGTTAGTTTCATCAACCTCAATTAAAAGATTACCAGATAATACAGCATTGTCAACAGCCATTCTCATAAAGCCATTCATTAATGTCTGTGTATCATCCATATTTTCTGCAATACCTACACCAAAGAATGAATATGGGTTAAGTTCATAAGGCGCAGCCATGTAGGGAATCTTGGCTGGTTTAAATGGATTAAGTACCATACGAAGTAGTTTACCATTACAAATCCAAACGTTGGCTTGCAACTCTTCTACCTCTGTTAGTTCTTCTGGAATGTCTACACCCTGTTCTTCTAACATATCGGTATCTACCATACCCCAATACTCAAGAACTTCATAACGCTCTACACCATGCTCTGGTGCATAGTCTGCTAAATCATCTTCCCACGATTCTTTATTATAATTTTCACCAAGCTGTACCGCTTCTTCAATTACGTTAGAACGAAAGTGTGGTCTACGTTTTAGGTTACGCAGTTGAGTACGTGACATCTTATGACGCTCAATAACAAACTGAGCTTCTTCCATATTATTAGCATCAGGATCAGGATAAAAATTCCATACAGATACGTGAGATACTTGAGGTATTGTTTTCATCATAGGAGAATACTCTCCATCGTCACCCCAGTTAGGATATTCTTTATCAACAGCAAACGGGCCTTTCATAATACCCGTACCAAATAATGCCATTTCAAATGCGGTACTACGTAAATGTTTACTGGCACTAGACTCTTCTAACTGATCGTGTATTTTCTTTTGCATCATCTTAGCCGCAACCATTGCTGGGCTAAATGTAATTGCTGTAGGAGTTTTGCCTACACCTTCACGTACACCATCTATGCCTTCTAGTTTATCTTTAAGTGGTCCTAGACTTTCTAAAAGAGTTTTAGATGTAGCACCTGCAGGTAGTTCTCTACCATCTCCCCTAAAGCCATATGGACTTACAGGTTCATTTAATCCTGACTCACGTAACTGTTCAGGCTCTTTAGGATCAAAGTTTACATCAGCAACTACACCATCAGGTAGCTCTGTAGGATCTACAGTAAGCGGAAACTTTTGTCCTGCAAATAGTACATCTACAATCTGACCATAAGCAGCTAGTGTTTTTGTTTTAGTTACTTTAATAAATACTCTAGACTTTTCTGCTTCAGTAAACTGTACATCTGGGCTATATAAACCCCGATAGTTACGGTACGCACGTAACCAACGATCCTCATCCTGCTGACGGTAATCATCTGCACGATTATACTTTTCCATAATAAAAGGAATAATTTTAGAAGTGTCTGCATCATCAATAGTTGAGTCATCACTATCTTCTAGAATAATGGCATCGTCTTCAATAAAACCTTCTGTATCTTCTTCCATTTATATTTCCATTGCTGTTAATAACCAAAGGTAGCATCTGCTACTCGCATACCACCTTGTGGTCTTCCGTTTGGATCGTAGTCAAATATACTAAACCTTGGTCTGGACATGATACCATATCGCAAAGCATCGTACAAGTGATCTTCGGAGGTAGTGTCAATATCTTCTGGGTTTCTTTTGTCGATGGGTAGGGCTGGTAGTTGGGCAACCATATTAGTACAACTATTAAAAAACACCATACGAGGCTCTTCCGTAAATTCATCTACCTGTAGCCGCCTATGTATTTCATTCTTACCAGCTACACGTGAGCCTTTAGATCTATCAGATGGACGCCACCGACATCCACGTTGAATCATTTGTTCAGCCAATGATGGGCCAGTATCACCACGCTTGTGCCATAAAGAACTATCAAGAACGCCATACTTAATATTTCCATCTTCAGCCTCTAAATCTAATACCATATCTGCTAAGTCTGCAGCTAGTACCTTACCTACGTATAGTTCTCTGTATACAATTAATTGTTCATTAGGAGATACTGCAAACCAAACTACTCCCGACTTACTTCCATACCCATAGTCACATGCTCTAAACTTTACCCAGTTACTTGGTATACGAAAGGGTTCAACTACATGTATGTTTCTGTCGAACTCTGTAAAGGCTGCACCCTCTTTAATATCCCAATCACCGTCTAGTAATTGCCTACGTTGTTGTTCAGGTAAAGACAGAAGCATTGCTTCATAGTCACCTTGTGCAGCTAGGTAAGGATTATCGGAAAGACGGGCAGGTATAAACTTACGTTTGAATAAAGGTTTACCAGCTTTCTCGTGTCCAGCAGGATAACGTAATACTTCAGTTGTTTCAATGTCTGTTGCATCAAACGCTTTATTATGCGGAGCAGGATCAATAAACATTTTTTTAACCCAATGATGGCCTCTACCTCCGGGGTTAGTAGTAGCTCTCATGTATACAGGCAAGTCATTTGCTGTAGATCTCAAGCGACTTCGCATATAATTCCAAGCGAAAGGGGTAGGCCACTGAGTTAGTTCGTCAAAGCCTATCCAACTAAATGCCAAACCTTGATAGCGTAATACGTCATCTTCTTTATCTAAGTAAGACATCCACAGTCTGGCACCCGATGGTGCAGTCCATTGCATCTTACGTTCAGACCACTTAATACCGGGCCAGATCTTAGGATACATTTCCTGTGACTTAAAGATAAGTTCTCTTAGTTCTTCTGTAGTATGTCGTAGGAGCAATCCTGAGAAGGCTGGATGGCCCATAAACCGTAACGGGTCAGCCAACATAGCGTATGACTTACCCCCACCTGCAGAGCCACCATATAGAACCTCACGTTCACCTGCTGCCAGAAAGTTTGTCTGTGGGCCAGCATTAGGTTTAAAGATAATGTTATGCTGCTCTTCTACAGGAGCAAGGTCATCTACTATTATCTTTGCTGGTTCAGGCTGCGTTTGTTTCTTGGTTGTCTTGCTCTTTCGCCCCGATGCGGTTGTTTTCAAGCTCTTCCGCTTTGGCGATTGCCTTTTTCGCATAGTCTGCCCATCTGCGTAGGCTTCCAGCTTTGTTTTTTCTTCGTCGCTCATTGTCTAACCGTTTCTTTAATCCTACATGAGATATAGTTCTGCCAGTGTTTCTAGTCAGCCAGTTGGCTACCTCACGATAAGAGTACTGCTTTAAGTACTTCTTGGCTTTTACAAGCATATCAAGTTCGTGTTCAATTGGCAAGAGGATTCCACTATCATCTGGATCTATTTCATATCCAAAGGGTACGGTACGTGCTACACGTGGAATAGGAACCCATTCGTTATCTTCTTGTAAGTCTGTCGGTTGTGGTAGTTTCCATTGTCCTAATGGTTTAGTCATCGTTATCCTGTGTTTGCTTGGCTGGCATAAGCATTACACCACCCTTAGCTTCTACTTGCATCTTCTCAGTTTTAACTAAGCCAGTACGATCTAGTAGTTCTTTAGCTGCTGCCATCTTATCACGAATACCTAGCTCAGTAGGATCGTATAGCGCACTAACCATAGCCATTGCAGCTTTAGGTACATTACGTGCTAAGTAGCTATGTGTTACGTCAATGATTTCTTCTTTAAGACTATTTGTAATCTCAGTGTTAGAAGTATTCTCAGAGTACCCAGCAAGTTTCTTAGCCATAGTAACATCGCCACCTGCCTCATCCATAAGGACTGCAAGAAACTTTTGTTGGCGTTCTGTTAATTCTCTAGCCATTACATCATCTCAAAATGTGGGGCATCAATAAATGGTCTACGGGATTGTGACCTACGGAGATCTACGTATGCATTCATTGCATCTTCTGCAGTACCTGCATACTGTCGAATGTCTCCTTCACTCCATGCAGCACCCCATTTAATTGCTACATCATTCTTTCTAGCGGCTTCAGCCATAGCATCACAAATGTCATCATATACATTGAGTTCCCAAGAAATGTCTGAACCAAAGTATGCGACTAGATCTACAGCACGACCTTCAAGATGCTTAGACTTCATAGTCTGTGATCTACCAGATTCGTACAGTTTCTTTTGTTCTTCTAGTGTACGTAGCCCAAAGGTAACACCAAAGTCTACTTTAGTAATACCAATAGCATCTTTAACTACTGATACAATACCCTCATCTACACCTTCTAGTTTCTTTAAACTTCTACTGCTTAATTTAAATGCCATTACTTTTTCCCAAAGAATTTACTTACAGAACGAATACCTATGCTGGCACTTACAATACCGCCAAGGCTATACTGATACCACGCTGGCATAGTCTCTAGTGCAGCAAAGCCAGCTTGCACAATGTTATTACCCCAATCCCCACAGAAAGCTAAGATTAACGGGATAGAAAAAAGTAAAGTAATCCACTCATCTTTCCAGCTATTCTGTGTAGCTTGTATAGCAGCAAGATCCCAGTCTATCTCACCAGTAGCTTGCTTTACTTTAATCTCAGCATTAGCTTTCTGTACAGCTACTTTACCATCAAGGTATGTAGTTGCTAGTCCACCTACTGCTCCTAAGATCTGACCAATCATTTTTCGTTACCCAACCATACAGCAAAGGCACCTGTCATAGCGCCAGTAACAGTTGCAGTAAGTGCTGTAGCTTGTGTACTTACTTCACCCTGTGGTAAAGACATAAACCATTCTATAACACGTATATACATAACGGTCATAACCAACATCATAAGACGTGGCATAATTTTCCAAGCTAGTATTTTTTCCATAGCTATTGTCATTTAAGTTCTCCTGAATCTAGCGGTCTTCTTTGCAACGCCTTTAGGTTGAGCCACATGCTGCTTACCTGCCTTCGTGCCTTGTCGTTTAGCTCTGGTTGTAGCTGCATACTCACTGCTGCTAAGAGACTTAATAGCCTTAGCAGGTAGATAACGCTCACCAGTCTTAGCACTAGGCTTGCCACTTTTAGTTCGCCAATCCTGCTGCTTAGTCCATTTCTTTAAAGACTTTTGAGACTTAGAGAGGGCCACTACGTGTAGCCCCCACCTTTTGCTTTATATTGCTTTGCGACCATTTGTGCCTTACGTGCGCTCCACTGTCCAGCTTTTCCGCCTTTGCTCCCAGCCTTAACGGATGCAACAAGACGTTTGCGCATAGTAGGCTTAGTATAATTTCCTGCCGCATTAACCGTAGACTTTTTGCCTGACTTCACCTCTACTGATCCCCATGTCATGCAGTTCCTTGTCACTTAGATTCATAAGAATCCAATAGTCGGCTCTGCGTTGCTGATTCTGTTGTATCTTTTTAAACATACGTTTTAACATATTCTATCTCCTATATATGTAGGTAAGAGTTACTTACCCTTACAGAGATAGTTATATCATACTTAGTTATAACATATAATAGTTAAGATTGCAATCCCGTTATGCACTAAATGCATTATGCAATAATAAAGTCTACGATCTGTCCATCTGGTGTACGTAGTTTATTTGGATTAGGATTGTACGCATACATTTGATTCACTAGCTTTAGATCTTCTACTGGTGTATCAGGTGTAATGCGATTAGGTTCTTCTAGTTTGTATTCTTCATTATTTCTACTGGACCTATCCTTGTCTGCCTTTTCAAACACAATGTTATCATGTGTCTGAAAAGGAAAACTAGGCAATGGAAAGTGAGAGATAAGAGTCATTTAAAGTGTGCCTTGCATTTGATAACATTGATAACGAGCATAAAAGTTTCTACCCTTCATCATATTGCTTACGTCATCTTCTACCTGCGCTATACAAGCAGCCTGACTAAAAAATCCTTGATCAGTACGAACTAACACATCACAGGTTTTAACGTCTACTGGAGAAACGCACATTAATATAACTGCAATCCACATTACTTCTTTTTCTTAGCCATTCCACCACGCATCATTTTCTTCTTAGCTGCCATACCACCGCCACGCATCATGGTTTTTTTAGCCATACCACCGCCACGCATAGGTGTTTTCTTTTTCATTGCTCTAGGTTTCATTGCCATTGTTTCTGTCTCCGTTGCCTTCTATCTAATACGAGTGCTTCATACTCATCTTTAGGATACACATTATAATATCCTAACTTTTCTAGGCGTAAACTTGCATCATCTACTTTACTTAAAGATTGAATAAACAACATAGCATATTCATCTTCTATACCAGACTCCCACTCATGTTCATACAAAAAGTCTAAGTCTGCATCTTCTGCACCGTAGTCAGGATGGAACTCCATTATGTGCAAATCTCTAGGTGTGTACGTATCGTTTAAAAATGTAGTAAACTCTTTAAGCTGCAGCGGTGACGGGAAATAATATGATGCAACTACAACTAAGTCATACGTATTATCAAACATATTAGCTTGTGTAATAGCTTCAATGCCAAGGTGCTTAGTTTCTACTACACGTACTTTATTTTGCTTCCATGCTTGCTGTGCATACGGACAGGCTGGTAAACCACCAAGAGCATCGTTAGGTACTTCTAATACTTTACCAGACCAATCCCGTATATCACTTTCTATGCTCACTAGCGGAACAGGCCACCCTTACGCATGTCTACGTGACCCTTAGTAACTTTGCCACCACGTTTCATGTAGCCCATTTTATTGCGTACAGCAGTAGGTAGTTTCTTCAGGCCAGACTGACTTGCGGCGGGTTTAGCGAGGCCACCACGGTTAAACAAGCCTTTAGCTGCACCACGTTCAGGTTCGGCACCTTTTGGTGCGGTGGGTAGTGAAACAGGCTTACGACCACCAGAACGTTTTGCTGTAGAACGTGCTACTTCTCTTTCATTTTTTGCATCAATAGCCTTTACAATACTATCGTGTTGTGCCTGAGTTATTCTATTAGCACGTAAATCACGACCAGCTTTTGCAATTGCTGCACCACGTTCCATACTCGTATATGAAGTCATCATAGCCATAGAAGGTTTTTTATCGTTTGCAGGTGCTCTACGTGGGGTAAGTGATCTACCTACTGCAGCATCCTGTCTTTCTTTTGCACTCTGTGGCTTCTTATCCGCAGGACGTGTGTCTGGTTTTTTAGGTTTAGCTGCATCTGCTGCCTTTTTACGTATAGCATCTTTACGACCCGCAATCATACTAGCTATTTTATCTTTACGTGCTTTCTTTTCTTCAGCAGTAGCATTTTTTAAACCTTCTATTTTATTATTTAATTTAGATTTAAGAGTTGTTAATGCCTGTGGAGATGGAGCATCTGCAATAGCCTTACGTTCTGCTGCAGTTACAGCAGCACCAGCACGTCCTACACGAGTATCTTTTTTATCCTTGGGTGCTTTATCCTTAGCTTTTTCAGCTTGTGTCTGCTCAAAGGCTCTACCCTCTCGTGTTTTAGCAGCAGCTTTAGGTTTATCACCTTTATCTTTAGCTTTATCTGCGTCTTTAATAATTTTATCTTGTTTGGCTAAACGTTCCTCTACATCTTTGTCTAGTTTACGATCTGCCTTAAACTTAGGTTTTGGATCTTTCTTCTTAGCTTTGTTTGCTGCTTTCTTAGCTGCTCTAGCGGCCTTAGCTGCTGCACTTAGTACTCCCATCAGTATATCTCCTATATTACCATTTAACTTTATGCGACCAATACTTTGCGCTCAATTTACTTGTTGGCTTACCTTGAGCATTGTGTCTAGCGTAATAGCTCTTCTTACGAGCTTTGTCTTTTGCAGTTGTAGGACTCTTACCAGCACCACTTACACCCTGCTGTCCGAATCTAATAAATTTATATGTATCACCTTCTTTAGCCATTACGCAGTGTGACTTCTTAGGATGCTTGGGTGTCCTCTTAGGTTTATTAACACCAGAGAGTCCTTCCTCTTTCATTTTAGTTTTAACTCTTTCAGGTACGCTCATCAGTCCATCCTTTAAACTTTAGGCTTTCTACCTGTCCTACGAGAGCTAGAAGAGGTCATAGTCTTCTTGGCTGAACCTCTCTCTATTTGTCGCATCCTTGGTTCTGATATACCTTTAACCACAGAACCTTTAAAAGCAGGGTCAAGTTTTTTCATAGTTCTATTAAAAGCACTCTGAGTTATTTCACCATTTCCTAATTGCTTACGAAGTTTAGATTTAAGTGTTTTTATATCTTTAAGTAACTGAGTCGCTGTTTTTTGGTCACGGTTCTTTGGTCTTGCTGTAGAATTATTTGCTGGCATTACGAATTTCCTTCTGTCCATCCTTCTTCACGCATAGCCCACTCTACATGCTCTAACGTAAATTTACGACCGTAGTGGGCTTCCACTGCAGTCTTTACATAGAATACATCGCTATGGGGAATATGTAAGTCTTCAAGATTACCATCTAATACATGTCGGTAAAATTCTTCAAGAACATTATCTGTATATAGTTTTACTGATTTCTTTGCCATTGTCAATACTTAATTTGTACAAATATAAAAGGACTCGCCTACGGCAAGTTACCATTTAAGTGTATCACTGTACGTGTATACTTACATATAATTATAGTTACATAATATTTAAGAGATTAGTATAAGTGATTATAAGTGTATACTGTACGTGTATCACTTATAGTGACCCTACCCTAACTAACATATATAGTTTTACACATTATATAATACATGTCAACCCCTAATCGTACAGTTGTAACATTATGTGATATACTGAAACATTCCGTTACCTAGTGATAGCACGTATATTGTTATAGTATAACATACCTATGAGTATGTAAACCACCTTATGTGTATAGTGGTTAACAGTCACATTTTCCTGATCTGTGTATGAGTACATGTATATATACGTATACCCCCCGCATGGCCCCTGCCCACCCGTGCATGACACACATACACATCACATATCATGTGCTTGCATCGCTGGTGTACACATTATGCGACACACATCACACCAACACACGAGGAACTGTAACAAAAACAGTGTGTTACGATACTGCGGCACCTGTTATGCAATCAGTTGCCACTATAAATAGTGATGTGAACCATGGGATATAGAAATGTGGTGAGTGTTGAAGACTTGATGCACATTATCCTCTAACAGAGTTAGTACCATCACAAATCAATCAAACCAACAGTGTCCAACATTGGACGGTTCACAGTATAACTGTGGTAATTATGCAACACTAATCGTTAGCCCAACCCAAACTAGCCTCACGAGTTTAGCGCACGAACTTCGTAATTATAAATAATTACTGCAGTAGCATGGGAAACGACAGGCGCAGAGGATCACATGTGAAGAACCGACTTGACAGAACTTATACTATATTCTAATCGTTTATAAAGAGAACTATATCTCACTATTTGTGAGAGATATAGGTTCTCTCATATAAACAGAATATAGATAAAAGGATAAACCGATGAAAAACTCAGCTAAAACTTCAGGAACTTCAATCGACGCTTTAGTGAAAGAGGGCAAAGCCCTTGGATCAATTTGGCGTCAAGTGAACAGCCTCAAGCAAACCACCAAAGAGAGTGGTTTTGATACAAGGTTGGGTAAATTGCTACAGCAATTGAAGGCCAATGCCACCACCGATAATGGTCAAATACCAACCCATGTTCTCCGAACACATGGTATTCAGCAAATTGATCGTCGTCGTCGTTCAGAGGCTTTGTGGTTCGTTGAAAACGAAAAGGAGTGCCGCCAGTTTATCGTAGATAACAAGTTCAAAGGTTCATCTCTTACAGCTTTACAAGCTGCAATGCGTAAGGCTGCTAAAGCAGATGAGGCTGATAACAGCGAAGCTGAACCGTCCAATGTTGGACAGTCTGAGCCTACTGAACAGCCAAAGGCTGATGCAGCTAGGACTCGTATCACTCACAAGGTGATGGTAAATACCATCATTGCTCAAGCTGAACTCAATGGCTTGGATCTTGAAAAGATCATTGAAGATTTGATGGCAGCTATTCCTTCACAGCAAGTGGCAGCATGAGGTACAAAGTACCTAACACCAAAGCCAGCGTTGAGCAATCACAGCTTGACGCTGCTATGGCACAGTTCTGTGAACTCGCAGACGATATGAACCGT